CCATAAGGGCTTGAACGCCACGACCTGTAACGATTGAAGCATCAATGTTACCTGTACGAGATTCAGGATAGCGAGAGCCTAAACGCAACTCTCCTTCAAGTACCTGCTGCTGTGCAAAAGCACCTGCTGGTATCTCCAGTGGAATTCTTCGGACATCCTGAGGTCGTTCTGTACGAATGATAGCATCTGGTCCAAGGGCAATGTCTGATACATCTCGTGGTGCGACCATTGGCGCTTGAACAGCCTTAGTCGCTGCTTCAAGTGAGAGAAGTGCATAGCGTGCCTTTGCTACTTGGATTGGCAGTACATCATCAAATTGACCACGAGCCTGTGAGTCAAGTGATGGGCGCATAACAACGCGAACCATACATTCGCCAATAGGGTTTCTTGCTCGGTCAATAACTATGTTATTGCGTGTAGGTACAAACAAAACATCTTGGTCTTTGTCGTGGTAACGAACAATTTCCAACATAGATGTCATTGAGTTATGCTCATCCTTGTCATACAAGATGTGTGCGTACTCAGGATAAAGTGCGATTAACTCAGACACTGGCTTCATGATGCGCTGGTACAACGCAGTCACATTACCAAAGCGGTCAATGATTGGGTATGAGCCAACTGATTCCAAGAAGCGGATGCGTGGCATCTGCGCTTCCATGTCAAACTCTACTTGTGCAGGTACGAATCCGTAGGAAACATATCTGTCCGCTGCAGTAAACATCTGAGTCTGTAAGTCTGAGAAGTCAACATAAGAGTTAACAATTTCCTCACGCTTATCAGCCTTCTTACGAGAAGTTTCTGACACCATTGTAGGTGAGTTGCAGTTAAATGCTGGTAGCGGAGCAATAACTTCCGACAAGTCTCGGGCTGCAATGTCAACCATATTTGCCACGATTGGATTTTCAAATGGACCATCGGGGAAAAGGTCTGGGTAAACATCACGCATGCGACCCTTGCGGACAAGCAGCACGGCTTCCATGCGGCTGTCTCGCTCGGCGAATTGCTGGCGGTAGCGGTCATAGTTATCTTTAATATCATCTAAAGATAGAGCCACATTCGCCTCCTGTTCTATGCGTATAGTTCGTCAAGATTGACGGTGTATTGTCGTGAGTTGTCATAGCGGGTATGGAACATACTCATGCTGTTATGGTTTCTTGCAAACACAGAAGCATTTGTCAAGCGGTCACGGCAACCAAGTTCTGCGAACCAGAACGCCATGACTGTATCTGTCTTTTGTGACTTAGGTGCATCTGGGTACCATGTCACGAGTTGTTCAATGAGAGCCTTAAGACCCTCTGATGCGTGGGTTGAAGGAAACTCAATAAGAGCATTGCCTTCATCCCAGCCATAAAATAATGTTGTTAGAGATGCAACACCGAAGTCTGTATCCCACTTGTTCTGTCCTGTGTGGTGCTCTCGGAGCATTGAGCCGTTGCGAGTTAAGAACTCACGAACTTCTCTATCCTGCGTAAGCATTGTCTGGAAAGCGTTCTTCTCAACGCGCCACTCAGAAACTTTGTACTTGACTGTCCACTCTTTAATTAAATTACGAATGTCGTCAGGCTTCATCCCCGCAACATTGGAGACATCCAACAGGTAACGCTTCTGCGTAGAAACATCCAAGCCAAGAACCACAGCGGCGGTATAACCAGAGCCAGCGGGGTCAAGACCAGCAACCACAATAAGCCCGTCCATACCATTAGGTCGAACGCCATGCTTGCCCTTTGGGATAACGCCAATATTGCGAGCGCCGTTAATAACGCCTTTGATAGCATCTGACGGGAAAGCAGAATCTTCGTGAACCTGTTGCTGTTGGTAGACCATAGCCCACAAGTTTGGGGACATACGGCTTCGCTTCTTATGCAGTGCTGGACCTGTCCACTTGTCGTAGAGTCCGTTCTCATCAGGTACACCATTGCCAGATACGGGAGGCATGTTGGTCTTAGCCCAGAGCGTAACCCAGTCTTTCGCATCTTCGGCAAACTCCAATACGGCAGGTTGGGCAAAGTATGTCCAAGGGGATGTCTCGTCTGGATAGCGCATAGGGTCACGCAATTCAGAGTACAAGTCGCGTGGGCGTAATCTTGTACCAACAACCAGTAGTCGTCCGCCGTCATTGTCAATACGAGACATAACTTCGGATTGAATCCAGTCAATCTGCTTCTCGTACTCATGAGCGTTGGTGTGGTCAACACAGTCGTCCATGATGATTAAGTCAGCACGAGCACCGTAGATATGACCACGAATACCAACAGCCTGAACTGTAGGGTCCTTTTCTCCAGAGTCACGAGACTCGGAGGATAGGTAAATTAGGTCCTGCTTCCACGAATCGGAATTTTTTTCATATCCCCCTGGCGGACCAAAGGTTAGTTGTAAATCCTGATAACGAGGATGGGTTAGGCGATTCTTGATAGAAAGCAGGAATTTCTGTGCCATAGCCTGTGTCTTAGACACAATCATGATTCTGATATTAGGGTTCTGGCAAATCCGATATACCGCATAGTTGACTGTAATGGTCGTAGACTTTGCGTGTTCTGGAGGGGTGTTGACTATGAGAAGGTCGGTAGACCCAGGTTCATAGGAGATAGCAGGATGTAAGTCCTCAGGTTCTCGACCCTCTAGTAAATCAATCCAGTGCTTTTGATGGGGGAATACTTGGACCCCTAAAAATTTTTCGGAAAACTCAGGGAAGGGTGGTACTTCCCCTCGTGGCGAGCCGACCTCACCTCTAGCCGTCATAGACCGTATTTTGTCAATGGCGGTAGCAAACTGTTCGTCAGTCTTACGATAATATTCGTAGGTCTTAACACTTCTTCCTACGGCATCCATAGCCTTTTGAACAGAGTACCCCTGCATTAAAAAGTCAATAACTTGCTTTTTGATGGCATCGCTTTTATGCGAAGCAGTGGTAGTTCTCTTTCTTTCCATAGCATGCTCCAAAACCATTTGTGGTGAGTTTTGGGGCAAACTCTAACCGTAGGCGAAGTCTAAACGAAGCCGAAGGTTAGGGCTTCATTTAGGGTGCGCCCCTAGAGGGCGCTGTTGTATAGCAGAGAGGCTCCGATTATTTCGCCTCTCACATATACTATAGGTGTCCAGAAGGACACAATTGGACACTTTAGGTGGTGTGATTCTCATCACACCCTTGCTTAGGGGTAAAAGTGCAGGTCAGACCCCCACCACTATCAAATTTATGTAGGTAGAGATATACCGATACCGATACCAGCAGTTTAATAACCCTGGGGTGATGACTCACCCACCTGCAATGCTTGCATGTTTAAACGATAAGCACCTGCTTGCAAGGCTGTGCCTGCTTGCTCGGCTAGGGCAAGGCAGGGCTAGGGCAGGCTAAGGCACTTACTCTTTATAGACTCGCGCTCTTTCTCAGTATCGCGCTCCCCCCCAGCATGCAGGCTCAGCATAAGTAGTTGAAAGTTCAACAACCGCCATAAGTTACTCGCCAGTAAATCGCTAAAGTCAGTTGTTTAACGACACTTCATGAGATACGCGATACGCTATAACTCGAAAAAGTAGTGTACAGCACTGACTTTAGAGTTGTTACTCCTCAGTAACTTACAGCCGTTTAAACTTTCCCTGTTCGCTGTTGCTCGTTTCATGACCCAAATCCACCTCCAAAAGCCTCGTGTCGCAAAAAAGTTTTATGCGTAGCGACCTGCGGTTTTAGTTTTTTTGCCGTTATCTGTTGACACTGTTTAAACCGATGCCCTAAGTTTCTCCATGTCGGCAAAACCCCCGACAGACTGGATGCTCCAAATGACACTATCGAACCGCGAGCAGTGGCTGGCGAATCTCGCCATTGCTGTCCGCCCTCACATCGCCTCAACAATTCAGGGAGGCGGAGACGAGGAATCTGCAATCCGCCTTTCATGCGGATTTCCACCTAAGTCAGGGCGCAAGGCTGTTAACGCCTCAATCGTGCCCCCTACAGCCTCAGCAGACTTTACAGCCGAGGTTTTTGTTTCCCCTGTTGTGGACGATGCCGAGACTGTTGCTCGCCTCGTTTTGCCACTTCTCAAGGTTGCTCAGGCTGGCAACTGGCGCTCCGCTGTTGCCTCGACTGTTAAGCCTCTCGAATCCTTGCCTTCATGGGTCGAGCCAATCCTTGCCAATCTCGGCTCGTACCCTCATGCAAAAATCGAGTTAGCCGAGGCTCCAAAACAATCAACTCGCCTCATAAAAGTAGCCTGTTTAAACGATGGCTACATCGCCCGAGTTTCTCGCTCAACCCTTGTAAATCTCGGAGCACCTATCTGCCCAGCATGCAACAATTCACTCGTGGAGGCTTAAAAAATGTCACAATTCACTTATGGACTCGAGTTCGAGGTCACCCAGATTTCCCCATCAACAGCATCACGCGCCCTCACCCTCGGAGGCATCAACTGCCTCGAGCCTCGCTCCCAGCATGTCCTCTCAACCGAGTGGACGGCAGTTCATGACGGCTCAGTTCGAGGTGCCGAGGTTGTTTCTCCAATCCTCAACGATGAGCGTTTAAACGAGGCATCAACTGTTGCCCGCCTCCTCCTCGGTGCTGGTGCATCGGTTGACCGCACAACTGGTTTCCATGTTCATGTCGGTTTTGACAGTTTTGGAAATACTTTTGACGAGCGTTTAAACACCCTCGCCAATTTCTACATCAACTGGCACACAGCGCATGAAACAATCGGCACACTGGTTGCACCTAGCCGTTTAAACAATCGTTTCTGCAAGGTTCGCACTGTTGCCGAGGCTCACGCCACAGCCGAGCGCATCCGCGCTGGACACATCGGCATCGGTGACCGCTATGTCTCGCTCAACCTCGAATCTTTTGACCGCCATGGCACAATCGAGGTTCGCCTACACCAAGGCACCCTTAACGGGCGCAAGGCAATCGCATGGACAGAGTTCATTGCAGGGCTGGTTGATTACAGCAAGGCAAACAATCTGCTCGGAGCAACCTACACACGCAACGACATCCGTTTAAACAACATCCAAACCCTGCTCGATGAATTATCTCAGGAGCACTTAGATGTTCGCACAGCGGATTTCCTCAAGCGTAGAGCACTGAATCTACAAGGTCAGGCGTAAGCCGACAGCCTGCCCCAAGTGGGCAAGCGAGGGAGCGTTACCCTCGGCAGGCACAAGCAGATGCGAGAGAGTCTCGCACTGTTTAAACAGATAGGACTGGAATCATGAGATGCAAGGACTGTGGCTCAAGGGTTGATTATTCATCAAGCCAAGATGGAATCTATTGGTCATGCCAAGACTGTGGCGAGTCAACGAAGGAGCGTGTTTAAACATGGACTTCTCTTTCTTCTTTGACGGCAGAGCGCTGTTGTTTTTAACAATCGGTGCAATCGTTTACTACTTCTACCTACTGGGAGCAGATAGTGAATAACGAATTGTTATACATCGTTGAAGGTGTAGACCCAAGCGGGCGCAAGTTCGCTGGGGTTTACTCCAAATCAGATGCGGATTACCTCGTTGCAAGTGACTGTTTAAGCAAGGTTATTGGAACGCGCATCAATCGTGATACAATCAGCACATCAACAACTATCAGACTGGAGAACAAATAAATGTGTGGAATCGCAGGCTTCTGCCTTAACCCTAAGCATCATGCAAACACAACAGAGTTAGCATCGCAGATGCTTCTCGACATCGAACATCGTGGCTACCACGCAACAGGCGTGGCATGGATTAACAAGGAGGGCAAGCGTGCCATTACTAAGGCACCAATCTCAGCCTCCAAGTTCATTGCAACCAAGGCTGGTCAAAATGTATGCAAGGATGCAACAACTGCAATCCTGCATACACGCTGGGCAACTCAAGGTTCACCAACTATTAACGACAACAACCACCCAATTCCTCGTGGCAAAATTGTGCTCACTCACAACGGACACATCGCCAACGATGACCAACTGTTTAAACAACTCAAGGTTGACCGCATCGGACAAGTAGACTCAGAGGCAGTCGCGGCATTGCTGGCTTTCAGTAATGGCAAACATCCTGCCGAGGTATTGACACGCATCCAAGGCAGTGCCGCTTTAGCGTGGATTACCCAAGACCAAGGCGACACCTTGCACCTTGCTCGTGTATCTAACAGCCCGCTGTGGATAGGTCAGACACTGACTGGTTCACTCGTCTAT